TTGTAAGCTCCATCTCTATTCTTAACCCAAACCAACCCCCCTTCGCCCGCCAGATCAATCCCATTCGTGATCGTCTGCGTGCTGCCGTTGCCGGTATAAAGCCAGGTGCTGAAGACATCTTCGATGTAGATCTTCGGTGCGCTAGCCGATGCAGCGAGTGCTTTAGTGTTCAGCATCAGGCATCACCCACGCGAGCGCCGTACACCTGCGTGCCGACTTTCCACAACACAATAACCGTGTAACCCGTTGTATTCAGCGTCGGTGCATTGCCGCCGCCTGTCTTCCACACCACGCCACTACCACCGAACGTCGCGTCGCTCCAGGTCAACGTATAGGCGCTGCCGTCATCCACCATCAGCGTGACCGATTCACCCGCTGCGAAGTTGGTGGCTTTGGGTGTGCGGTTAGCGCCAAGCGTGATCAGTTGGATGCTGCCGTTGCCGGGGTCGATCTCAAACGCTGCCCCATCAGTGATGGTGTAAACGTCCTCAAGGATCGTGCCGATGATGGCTGGATCAGTGAGCGTTTTGTTGGTGAGGGTCTGAACGCCGTTCAGGGTTACATCACCGGAAGCTGTCGCCGCAATCGTGATGCTGCCGCTGCCGTTGGTGATGGAGATGCCGCTACCAGCAGTCAGCGTGGACTTAGCCAGCGTGTTGCCGGTGCTATTACCAATCAGTAGCTGACCATCGGTGTAGCTGGTCTGGCCTGTGCCGCCTTTATTAACGGCAATCGTGGTGGCGGACCATGTACCAGTCGCAATCGTGCCAACGCTAGTCAGGCTGGAACTCACAACCCCGCTGCCAAGGCTGGTGGCATCCAAAACTTTTGTGCCAGCAATCCTGATTTCTTTGGTGCTGGCTAGATCAACGTGCTCGCTAAATGTCCAGGCGTCAGTGCTATCAATCCAGTTAATTGTTTTATCGGTGGTGCCCTTGAGGGTGATACCGCCGCCATCTGCAGTTACATCAGTAGGGCTAGTAACTGCCCCCATTTCAATGTTTTTATCCTTCACCACCAAAGTGGTGGAATCAATCGTTGTAGTTGTACCTTGAACGCTTAAGTTGCCTGGAATGTTGATATTGCCGCTGGCATCTGCAGTTAGACGGGCAGTTCCGCCTGTAACCAGTGCCAGTTCATCCGCGCCAGTGCGGAGTAAGCCAGTGTTGGGGTCGCCGTCAAAGGCGTAACCGGGAGTGCTGGCGCTGGTGGAGTTATCCCCCAGAATCTGCCCGGTCATCGTGCCGCCGGTCAGCGCCAAGAAACCGCTAATACCAGAAATATCGCTCAAATAAGCGACAGTTCCAGACTCATCCTTAAAGGTGATTGTCCGATCAGCGGTCGGATCTGTAATCGCAAAGGTGGTCTCAAAGTCGTCTGCGGTGCCTTCAAAACTGATGTTGCCGGTGAACGTGCCACCAGCTTTGGGCATCGCGGCGTTGGCTAGGTCATACGCCGTCTTAACTGAATTGGGTGTGGCAGCCGTGGTAACGCTTGTGCTGCTGGTGCTATCGGTGAGCTGGATTGTTCCTCGGGCTGAGGTTGTTCCAGCTTCGATGATGTCCCCGTCAAGGGTGCTGGCGTCGATAAGTCCGTAGCCATATTGCACCAAGTCCTTGGAGGTGATCTTTTTGGTCTCGCTTGCCGACGTATCGACAACAGCCAGAACGTCGTTGTTGGCGAGTGAGCCACCAGCAAGACTGTTTAGCTGTGAAATTTTGAGGTCTGCCATGACTTAGATTTCGTCCTGCAGCAAGCGGCCTATACCCGATTCTAGGTCTAGCGCACTGCTGTCTTCCTGTAGCAGCAAACTGCCGGCAACAGTCTCTGCTGTGCTGTATCGCAACTGGATTTGCCCTGTCGTCACGAACTCGATCTGGGACTGAACAGCTGTACCAGCCTCAAACGAGATTCCGACATTTGTGATCAGACCATCAATTAAGTAGTACAACTGAGTCTGGTCGGTGTCGGCTGGTCCCGTAGCAGCTGATTCGCTGGTGCGCTTCAAGGTCAAGGCGGCACTGAAGTTGCTGCCTAGCTGCTGCCGCAAGATCAGGTGGTGGATGTACTGCGCCGCTTCAAAATCGCCGTTTTCGCCGAAGTCCCAGAAACAGGTGATCCGTCCGCTGCCGGAAATCTGCCCGCTGACCTGACTAACAAATTCCTCGCCAAGCACGCTGGCATCTAGGGCGGTGCGCTGATTGCTCAGTTCATACGACACCACCTCACCCAACGTCCGATAACCGCCGCTGGTAACTGCCGCCGAAATGGTGTAAGTCGTTCCAGGTGTTGCGAGCACAACGGCGTCGGCAATATCGCCCTTCAGTGAATCGCCCCACGTCTTAAACAGGCGGATGCCGCCAGCTGCATCGACGTTGACGTACCAAGCGCCAGTGCTGGTTACGCCGGGTGGGGTGAAGCCTGCAGCATCAATAAAATCAAGGTTTCCGCCGCCGACGCGGGTGATCTGCAAATAATCGCCCGTAATAAAGGTGTCGTTTGGAAAATCGAAGCTGAAACGCTTCTGTGCGACGTTTACATCGCCCGGATCCAAGCTGGAGGTATAGGTTGACGCTCCAGTGCGTTGGATGGAGACAAGCCCGGAATTGCCGAGATAAACCGCCATTACGCTGACCCCATCGTGGCGGTGGTAAGTCCGCCGTTGACCTGGAAACTCAGGTTGACGCTGACCAGATCGCCGGTTGTGACGGCAATATCGGCTTGGGTAAACAGCACCGCCGCCTCAATCACGCGGTCATCTGCCAGTTTCAACCGCAGCGTTTGGGTGGATGTAGGTGTTGTTGCCGTGGTGCGGATGATGTTTTGCAGCATGGAGGCCATCTCCAGTGAGCCGCCGTCGTTTTCGTAGTACAGAGCGGTGCAACTGCCGGTGTAGTTCTGGCGTCCGTAAATAAATTTCTGGGCGGTGTCGCCTGTTGTGGTGACGTTCAGGGTTTCGACGTTACCTGTGATGCTCCAGTTGCGGATTTTGGCAACCTGCGTGCCACCGACAAAAAGTGAGCCGTTTGCCCCGGTGTAGTAAGTCGCCATCAGGAGGACACTCCAAGCAGTTCGACGGTGACGGACTGATAGCCGGGACTACCGTAAGTGACCTGCGGCGGACCGACATAGCGCCAGTCGTTGCCTACAGGATTAGTGTTATTGTAATCCGCCATTCCAGCGAACACCTCGGCAGGTAGTCCGAATACCCCGTAGGTGGTTCCGTTGGTGTCGTAGTGGTCGGTAATTGAGCGCCCGACTGCCTCGGTCACATTGTCGAAGGTCAACGACAGCCGCTGCCCGGTTGTTTTTGAGCCGTGAACAAAGCGGATTTCAATGCCATCGAGCGACTGGTACACGCTTTGAGCGCGGACGCCTGGGCTCCAGACGCGCGAGGTCGGTCTGACTGAGGGGAAAGCACTCATGTGATCACCTCAAAGGAACCAGATACAATACTGTTACTGATAATGCTAGCCCCACCCACGTTTAGCGGGAAGTGAGTGCCTGTGATGGTGACAAGACCTGAAGAGCTTTCTTCCGTGGAATCCACCAGGTAGTGCTCAATTTCTGTGCGCGAATCGCCTTCACTGTTGACGCGGTGTAGCTCAATGCGGATAAGGTTTAAGGGTGTCAGCCCAGAGCTATTCAGTACGTTTCGGGCAGTCTGGAATGAGATCCTGTGAGTCGAATAACGCCTTGTAGCAAGGGTGTATTTAGCAAACAACACTGCGTGGTCTTTTGTTGTGCAGAACTCAGTCATGTCGTATTCAACTTCTGGCACATCGCTTGCGTAGTCGGAATAGCGGACAGTCGCAGTGCGCGTTGTCTCCATGCCCGTTTTACGGATTGAACGCCAGCTAACAACAACCTGAAATGGGAGGCGCTCTTCGGCATCAAAGTATGTTTTTTCGTAGGTGCCAGCGATGATGGTGTTATCAACCGCCTCTGCTGTTGTCTCTGTATCGTTAAACGTCTCCAGTGGAGTGAGGGCAGCGGTATTTATTTGACCTGAGGACGTGATTGGGAGCAAAGGCTCCAAGGTAAACACGCCGCTTAAGTCAAAGAAACTGCACAGGAACATCGGAGCCAGAGTCTGCGCATAGGACAAGAAATTAGTGCTACTGGAAACAATGCCGTTAAAGTAAATCT